AGAAGCATGGACAAAAGGTGGACTAGAAAATTTTAAAAATAATCCTGTCTTACTTTTTAATCATGACCACAATAAGCCTATCGGTAGAGCAACAGGTTTGGAAGTCACCGACAAAGGTTTAGAAATATCAGGTAGAATTTCTAAAGCTGCGGGTGAAATTAAAGATTTAGTCAAAGATGGTGTCCTTGGAGCGTTTTCTGTCGGCTTCAGAGTCAAGGACGCAGATTACATGACCGAAACTGACGGATATAAAATAAAGGACGCTGAATTATTTGAAGTGTCTGTGGTATCAGTACCTTGCAATCAGGGAGCAACGTTCTCTTTAGCAAAGTCTTTTGATACTATGGAAGACTATGAAAAATTCAAAAAGCAATTTATAAAGGCTAACTCAGTAGACTCAGCAGACGCTGTGAAAGTTGAGCAGCCAAGTGGGGAGAAATCCCAAAAAATGGAGACTGATATGTCAGAAGAAAAAATGAATCCTGAAACTTCTCCAGAGTTCGATCTTGACAAATTTGCCTCTGAGGCAGCTGAAAAAGCTGTTGCTCAGTATGCAATGAAGCAAGCAGAGCTCAAAGCAGCAGAAGAGAAAGCACAAGCAGAAGCAGCTGAAGAAGCCGCTAAAGTGGAAGCTAACGAAAAGGCTGTTCAAGAAGCAAAGCAGGAAGAACAAAAATCTGTTATACAAGCAGGTTTATCTGGTGCTGAAAAGCTAATGTCTGATGTTGAGAAAAGAGTCAATGAAAAGCATGAAGATTTACAAGAAGTTGTAAAATCTTTAGAATCTCAGTTATCTGAGAAGTCTGAAGAAATCATGAATATCAGAGAGTCAAAAAGAATTTTCTCAGACAGAACTGGCACAGGTGACTGGAAAAAAGCATTTGAAAATGATATCATGGACGCTAAGTTCTTAGGACTAGCTACTGGAAGAGGTTTCGACACCGATTATGCAAAAGGTGTTATGGAGAAAGCAAACAACATGTCAGGTGTTGCAGTTTCTTCAGGAGACTTTGAACAGGTTGTATCTACAAATGTTGAAAGAGATATTCAGAATGAATTGGTGTTAGCACCTCTATTTAGAGAAATTCCAATGAGTTCTGCAAACATGATAATACCAATCCTACCAGATTCAGGTTATGCTGAGTTCACTGCAAACCAAGCTGCTAGTGGTTCTTCACCACATGGTAATTTGGCTCAAAGAGGTGACGCATACAATCCTGGTTCAGCAGGTGGTATTGATATGGCAGAAAAAACACTTTCTACCGTAAAATTAATCTCAAAATCTTTTATAGGTAACGAGACAGAAGAAGATGCAATCATGCCAATCTTGCCTCTCATCAGAGAGTCAATGGTAAGATCTCATGCAAGAGCAATTGAAAATGCAATCCTAGCAGGTAACAACTCTGCTAATGGTGTATTCTCATCTGGTTCTTTTGACGGCTTAATTCAATTAGCTGCTCAAGATAATAGCTCTGGTTCTCACTCAACTGCATCAGGTACTGCATTTGCAAGTGAATCTTTAACTGCATCTAACTTATTAGATATGAGAAAGAAAATGGGTAAATACGGTATCAACCCATCAGAAGTATTGTACATTGTTAACCAACAAGAGTACTACAACTTATTAAGTGATGCTGAGTTCCAAGACGCTAACCTAGTTGGCGACATGGCTACTAAGCTATCAGGTGAAATCGGACAAGTGTTCGGTTCTAGAATTCTTCTAGTAGACGAATTTGCATCACCTGCAGTTAGTAAGGTACACGCTGTTGCGGTATACCCAAGAAACTATGTAATGCCAAGATTAAGAGGCGTCACTGTCGAATCAGACTATGATGTTGAAAACCAAAGAAGAGTCCTTGTGGCTTCACAAAGACTTGGTTTCACTGACTTAATCGATGGGGCTACATCAGTTCACATCAGAAGTTATAAAGCTAGTTAATAGCTAAAGTTTTGAGGCTTGAGGGGAGCCAATCCCCTCACTTTTATGAATTATGGCAAACTTAGTAACATTACAACAATATAAAGACTTCGCAGGTATTAAAGGCCTGAACGAAGATGCAAAGCTGAATGTTATTATTCCTTCCATAAGTCAAGCAGTGAAAACTTACTGCGGAACAAGTTTTATAGACCACTATTCAAGTGATAAAACAGAGTTTTTTGATATAAAGGATACTTTTACTACTGCAGTATTAGTAGATGAAAGTCCTCTCATAAGTGTAAGTCAAGTACAAGAAAGACAAAGTCAAGCTGAAAGTTATGTTACTTTAATTACAGAAAATTCAGACTCTAGTGGAAAATATGAGTATATTGTAGACACTGAGCTAGATTTAGTAAGGAGAACTACAGCTACAGGAGATAAAGCATTTCCAAAAGGTTTAAAAGCAGTTAAAGTTGTTTATAGGTCAGGATATGCAAGTACTCCAGATGATTTAAAACTTGCTTGTTTTGATTTAATTAAGTACTACTTAAAAGATGAAAGAAAGAGTGGAATGACTATTGCGGGAGCAACAGTAAGAAATGATGTATCTACTAGTCTTAGAGAAAACATAGGTTTTCCAGACCATATAAAAAGAATACTTGATTTTTATAAAGTTTATAAATGAGTAATACAGTTAAAACTAGAATTGAAGAACTACAGTTAAAAGCAGAAACTAGCTTAGAAAAATTTTTTCAATATGCTGATGATTTATTAACTAAAAGCACTACTAGAAATAGAGATATTATTGAAAAAGAAACTGGAACGGCTCTCCACTTATATGAAGAGTATTTTAAGTTATTAAAAGGCACTAAGCATGAAGACTTAAAAAATGCAATTATAGGTTACGAAAATATAGTAAATGCTTATATTACTAATCCAGATTTATCTAACTTTAAAACTGATTTACAAGAGTATGCAAATCAAATTTTAGTAAGTACTCAAATGATTAGAATAGAGTTTAATAACCTAGTTAGAGCAGTAAATCCTTCTAGTCTAAGTGGCTTACAACAAAGTCACCAAGATTTTAGCGTTATGTCACAACACTTATTTATAGTATATACTTTTTTAGAAAAATTAAAAAGACAAGGAAAAGCATTTACAAGAGTTGCATCAATAGGACAAGGCCGTACGGCAGATGGTCGTGGGGGAATTATGAGTTTACCAAGATTAGGGGCTTTATCAGAGACTTATAGAGCATTATATACTGTAGCAATAGCAATTACTAGAAGTAATTTAGTTAAAAATTCAAAAAATCTTGTTACACTAACTGATGTTACTCAAGAATATTTTGACACTGTTGATCAATATGAACATTTATTAATTAAAGAAAAGCTAATAGATGTTTTATCTGGACAAGCTAGTCAAGATTTAGTTCTTGAAGACCAAAGTAAAAAAAGTAAATTAGAAAGTAGATTAGGTAAATTAATTAGTAGCAGTGATTTAAGAAAGTCTGCACAAATAGATGGAAGTAATTTACTTACGTTTTTAACCCAATTTATTAACGACTTTGCAAATATTGAAGGGTCTAAACCAATGCAAAGTGAAATAGTAAATCAACTTACACAAGTTGCAGTTGGCAAAAAACCAAAAGCTTATAAAGCTACTACTAGAAAAAGAAAAAGAACAAAGGCTAAAATTAAAAATCCTATTGCAAAATCAGCAGTAGCCTTGGCTTCAGCTAAAGTAGGATTAAGAATGCCTGTGATACCTCCTAGAAAAGTAAGTAAAAAAACAAGAGAATCTGGAGGATCACAAAGAGAAATTAATAAATTAAGATTGCAGATAAATAGAAGATTACCTGCAGAAGTAAGAAGAAATATGGGAAGACCAGCACTAATAAATCAGACTGGAAGATTCTCAAATAGTGTTGAGTTATCCGAGTTAAGACAAGGACCAAAGACTTTAATAGGAGAGTATAGATATCAATTTGACCCCTATGAAACTTTTGAAAACCAAGGACCGAAAAGATGGCCTACAGGATATAATCCAAAACCTCTTATAACAAAAAGTATAAGAAATTTGGCAGCACAATATACAGAACAAAAATTTACACTTAGGAGAGAGTAATGGCAACTTATAGAACTAAACGAAAAAAGATTGCTTTAGCTATGGCCGATAAATTAAAACAAATAGATGGCTCTCACCCTTTTAATCTAAACGTTTTTGATAATGTAAGCGCAAAGATGAAATTTTTAGATGAAATAGAACAATATCCAAAAGTATGTGTAGTAGCGGGAGATGAAACAAGACAGTATTTACCTAGTGCATACAAATGGAGATTTTTAACTTTAACGATAAGAGCATATGTTCATAATGAAGATGATGCTCAAGAAGAATTAGCATTATTACTCGAAGATATTGAAAGAGTAATCGACGATAATGATGTTTTGGTGTATGACGACTCAGTTTCACCTAATGAACAAACAACTTCACTAACAATCGAATCGATTAGTACTGATGAAGGAGTTATAGAACCATTAGGAATCGGCGAACTCACAGTCGAAGTACGATATTAGGAAACGAAGACGCTCATTAATGTGATGCGGAATCCTTTCCAAAGATAAATATAGGAGAAAGCAATGGCTTTAAATCTATCGAGAAATACCAAAGTATTTGTTAGTTCAGTAAATGGAGTAACATCTGCTGGAGGTAACGTATTAACAGTCGATCAAATTGCAGGTACAAATC